CCTCTACCAGATTACGTTCTTCCGACATTACATCGAAATCTTTCAGGGCGTCGGCGGGAGCGCCGCTATTTATCCACGATAGGCGGAAAGACGAATCGAAGTCCACATTATCAAACACATTTGTTGTCTCGGCGTATGGCTGCCATTTGGCAAGAGTGGCCTCAATGGCATTAGTCTGAATATTTGCCATTGCAAGGGCCAACCTGCCTTGATAGACAATATCGAAATCGAAACTTACAGGTGGTTCGGGAACCTTCCTTACGCTTTTGAGAAGATTCAATACCCTTTCGATTAGCGGACTGAATATCTCTTTTTGTAGTGAAGTTACCGCCGGGGCCAAATGAACGATATTTTCTTCTATCCGGCTCACAACCTCAGTGGCCGTCATGTTCTTATGTTGTGCGAGGGCTTGAAATAAATCGTTGAACAAAACTTCCTTTACAAAGTTCTGCTGTTGAAGGATTAGTTCGGCGTTTAACGATACATTCACTCCCGTTTCCCACGGTTGGGGAAATTGCGCGCCCGACCTGATATAGACCATCCCGCCGGGACTTGTTACCGGTTGACCGACAACACCATCATCTTCAACTACCATAGGCGGATTGACAGCCTTTTCGGCGGATTCGATAAAAGTTCTCTTCATCCGGTTGAGCATTTTGATTTCAGGCAAAAACTCTATCACCGGGCCGCGACCCATAATATCCTGTGGGGCCTTTGAGAACCTTGCGATAAGATAAGGAAGCTCGTTGAAACCGCCTTCTTTAACAATGGTCTTTTTCTTAATGTAAATATATAAGGACTTTATCCGTTTGACGTTAGCGCCTATTTTGGTACTATCAAAATCCGAATTGGGAGCGACTACGTGAACGAACTCAAACTTTTCCGTCATATCGCCTTTTAAGAGAGCTTTGATTATATCTTCGTCAACTCTGTCCCTACCGAATTCCTGAACAGCTTGACGGGCGTTGTAGAATATCTGGCGATAGACAGTATCTATTTCTTCTCTTTTATTTTCTTCGAAGAACATGAACCCTATGTGATGAGATTTGAATACTATCTCCTGCCCGACCTTTTTAACTGAAATCACGCCCGTACCGAAAACTATCATCGACCTGATGGTAATGAACATTTCCCGCATAAAGTTGGAACGCCATATCTCCTGATGCGTTAAGGCCGAAGCAATTGAAATCCAATCCTGGATATTAGGGTCGTTATTCAATTCCGGTAATACCGCTTTGAAATTGAACCAGAAAGCCCCTACCGGCATTAAATACGAGAACAGCCCGGAAGTCATTCTGTACGCGGCCAGAAGTGCCGTAGAGTCATAAACTTCCGTTGTCCTGATAAGGGCTTCGGTTTGGTTAGCATTTCTTACCATGTCCTGCGCATTGGGCCAGGCGTAGAATCCGGCCTCTTGCATAATAGAATTGTATTTGGTGCGCCTGCTCCTGGTCTCATCGTACCGGTTCAGAATTTCACTTACGTTAATTCCTGTTTTTCTGTTTACATTTACAGCAACCATTATTCGCCGTCTAATGCTCTGTTGATATTAGGATTTTTGCGTTTCATAACTCTTTATATACTAAAGACTTACTCACCAAGGCGCTTTTTCAAAGCTGACTTTATTCCGCTTATTATTGTTGTGCGCCTGCCACGCGCCCTGAATTTTTTGCGTTCACGCCTGCGAGCGCCTTCGCCTTCTTCTTGTATTTTTTCCACTTTTTCTACTGGTTCCGGTATAGGTGGAATAGTAGGCGTCCTCGGCTTCTTAAATATACCGCTCATTGCTCACTCCGTTCCAAGGCCATCATTAGACCTCTAATTATCATTTCAATAGGGTCTTCCAAAGGCTCTTCGATAGGCGATCTGTCCTCGGCGGGAAGTTGTCGCGGAGCCTGTTCAGTGAGTGTGGCCTCTCTATCTAACCTCTGGAAATCACCTGCATCAAATAAACTACTCATAATATCCCATCATATCGTAAGGGCCGTAACCCAAAGTTCCGTTGATAACATCATATTTGGCTTTGGCTTCGGTGTGGGTTGGATATAACTCCACTACCTTACTGTAACATTCGAGTGCTTCTCGCCATTCGCTTTGAGCAACTAAACACAAACCCATACCCATTAAGACTTTCAAGTTATACGGGTTCTGTTTTATCCCTATACGATAGTCTTTTAATGCCTGTATATATTCTCCCTGCAAATAATGGCTCATACCCCGATAGCACGCAAGAGGAAGACCGCCCATATCGATAGAGGCAAACGGAGATATTCGATGTGTGCTCGTCAATATCGTATCGAAATCAAATGCAACATTGGCAATCTGTGATTTGTATACGTTCTGTTCGGTCTTGTACCTTACCCCGAAAACAAATACCGCAAATAACAGACCGGCAAATATTGACATTACCGCCAATCGAGGAACTTTCCTTTTCCTGATTTTCAAACGGTTAACGGCAAGGGCAAGAAAAACCAGCATTATCATCGTGTGAAAAGTCCGTTCCATAGGGAATGAGAAGAAGGAAATCGTTATATACGCAGCAAGACCCATTAACGGCAAAAGGAAACGGGTCCTTATTGCATAATAAACTCCCATTACAAAAACACTTATATAGAAAGCCAAACCGACTATTCCGGTTTCAGCTAATACCCACAGCCAGTCATTGTGAGGGCGCAGAAAATAACCTTTAATAAAAGCTGTTTTTCTAATCGACATGTTCTTTGCGTATCTCTGAATCTCTATCCGCCAGTTACCCAAACCTACGCCTATTGGATTATCCTTTGCCATAACGAGAGTTTGGGACCATAGGTCTTTTCTTTGCGCCATGCTCTCGGTATTGAAAATCCTCTTTCCCCTTACCAGATAAACTATCGGCGAAAAGACCATGAAACAAACAATGGTCATTAGTAATAGTTTCTTCTTGTGGATAGTAACAGCAACAACCATAGCAAATAGAGCTACCCATGTAGTCCGGGTTCGAAGTGAGAAAAAGATAATGAAAAGAGCTATGGCGCAAGTAAGGACGCCGAAGACTTTCCACGTCATCGAATACTTATAAACCACGTAGATACTAAACGGCATCAGCAACAAATGCGCAGAAGAACATAAGTTCATATTCGCCATTGTGCCCGGGCGCATATACGGAGCTTCCTTTGTGAAATACTGGTACACTCCATAAGCGCCAAGACCCAAACCTAAGAGCATCATCGTCTTTATCAGGGCGGATGGACCATTCTCTTTGATTATGACAGTAATCACAAAGAGGGAAGCTATCATTACAAAGACCCGCACACTGCCGTAGATACTCTCTCCGGTATTAACTGCCCAAACCATCGATAATATCGATACCAATAAGAACCCACATAAAGGTATTATCATCGGATTAAGACTCGCGCGGCGATACATTATCGATAGAAAGAGTATTAACGTACCTATACCCCACACCAGGTTCCGGTGCGTAATGGTATAGTCCATTGTGTTCTTGGTCTTCATAACAATACCACAGGCGACTAACATCGCCAGTAGAACGAAATATTCCAACCTTTTGCCGATATTACTCTCCGTCAGCCGGGCTAATCGAAAGAACAGTTGAAGTAGCGGCTACGAGAGAAATATCAAAGGCGGTATTTGAGCCGCCGGCAGTTTCATTGTAGAGATTGCCAAAGAAGAACATACCATCAGCGCGAAACGCCAGAGACATATTAGTCAAATTAACGGCAACCCTATTGTTCGATGCTATTCCGGTTGAGCCGTCAAGTAACTGAATTATCGATGTAGTTCCAAGTCCGGCAGGTTCTCCATTGTAAAAAGTGTTGTCAAAAAGTTGAATGCCAGTGTCCCTGTCTACTGTACCAGACCATATAGCTCCGCTTGTGTCGCCGTAAAAGGTATTGCCGATAACACTGGTATTGGTACTTTGGCCTACCGATGAAATCATATTTACAGCCTGAGCCAACTCCGTCAAAAACTTACAACCACGGATTTCGCCGCCGGTAGCAGTACCAAATCGAAGAGAAATGGAAAATTCGTCACCTGCTGTTTCCGCCTCTCCAAGTACGCAATCGATAATTCGCCAATAGTCCGCTCCCGATTCAATATCGAGACCCACAACTACGGTATTGGTGGAAGGTCTGAACCGGATATTGTAAAGTGTTATATTGTCGGCCCCGATAACACAAGTACTTGAAGTGAAGCCGTAATCTATCGTAGGCATCTGGCTACCACTACCAAGACCCCAAAGAGTAAGACCGGCCACATCGGCGTCAAACACGGCCGCCGTAGCTCGAGTACTATCCTCGCCATAACCTTCTCTTATATAGATAATCGGTCTACCTTTTTCCGTACCGGCCGTAATCGCAGCACCTATCAAGTCTATCGCCTGGTCTATCGTAGCTACTGCTAACGCCCATGTCTTACCGCTGCGGTTATCGGCGCCGTTGGTACTATCGACATAATACGGAGTGCCGGAACTTATCAGGCCGGAACCGCCGAAATCGCCTACGGTCAGACCTGCACGAAGAACGGCCGTTCTCATATCGGCGTCCGTTACCCTGTCTAATTTCGATGCGTAAACCGCACCGAATACAGGCTGGCTGAATAAAATCAGCATTAAACACATAATGTACTTTTTCATAATTTGCTCCTTTCTATTCATTTAATCGGTCAACAATTTCGTTGATTTTGTCCGCCAGCCTTTGCATTACCCTGGCGGGCAAGCCCTTTGCGCTTACATGCTCAATCAAGGTCTTGGCTGGCTTCTTTTTCGATTTTTTCTTTGCCATTGTCGGCTCCTTTCTTTAACTCAATTTCGGCTAATACATCTACTTTCTTTCGCATACCGCCGGTTTTCTTGTTGAGCGGTACGCCCATTTCCTTGGCTTCCTGTCGCCAAGTCTTTATTTCCTTTTTGGTTACCGGAGGTCTTTGAATATGCCAGTTTTCCAGTTCTTCTCTTATCATATCCGGCACTACATCCTTTATGATTTCAATAACCTGTCCTTCGGTCATTTTCACATCGAGGTATTTCTTTTTCTCTTTTGGCGGCGGTGGCGTTGCGGATTGCGGGGGATGACAGGCCAGACATACCTTGCACTGTCTTTTCTTGTCAAACGTCAATTCCGCTCTACAATACCTGCAATGAGTCTTCGTATTTACCGGTTCCATATCTTCATCTCCTTTTGATTTTGACTTTACTGGGTTTTTTGCGGCCCTTACTCTTTTTACGTTCTTTTGGTGTGTGCGTGGGCATCATTTTCTCCTTTTTATGTCTTCTAACCTGTCCCGTAGCTCTTGTTTCTCGAAAAGCTCTATATTTGATATGCTTGCCTTTTCGTATACGATATTCATATAAATGAACTAATCCACAATCACAACATTGTCGCTTGACTAAACGGCCTTCAATTTCTGTCCATTCGCCGTCTTTTAACTTATTGTATCGGGTCATATCACCTTCTCTTGACACCACCTGATCGAGCACCGAAAAATCCCTTCTGTTTCTTGGTTAAAGACTTGCCGTGTACCTTGCCTTCCTTGAGAATCTTTTTAGCTTTTGCCCTTGTTAGCTTAGCCATTTCATCTCCAGTTGTTCACAGAATGGGTAGGTCGATTCACCTTAGTCTCATATCTTTGCCTCGGTGCTGTTCTCGCAGCAGCTAACAGAAAGTATAAGGTAGCATGATAATAATGGTCCGCTCCCAATTTTATCCAGCGGGGCTTTATCAGGCCGGTATCGGGACTCTCTATAATCGTCTTGGCGGTGCGGGTCATTTCACGAGCGAACTCATTTACCTCTACTGACGGCCGGGGAATCTTGACCCTGTTCTGCGAAAAGGTAGTATGGACTTTATCACACCATTCGTTTCGATTGACTTTAACGATACCTTCACGTGAATTGTACTTTGGTTTACCTGGCATCTGTTCGGAATACTGGCATAAATAAACCGTGTACGGCTCGGACTTCTGAAATTCCAGTACCCCGAAATCGTGAGGCCCGGAATCTATAACGGCGCTATGAACGTTCATCTTCAAAGCTAAATCGTGTAGTTCATGTAAATCATTCACCCTTGAAACGTGAACAATATCATAAGCCTCGCGTCCCGTTCTTATTCCTATTACTACGTGAATCTTTTTACCAACATCAACACCCATTACAGTCTCACCGGAAGATACCATAAGGTTCGCATCGGCGGTGCATCGGGAAAGTACAACTGTTTCGTCTAACTGGTTTTCGGCCTCTGTTACCGCTATGCCCAGGGTAGAACGCATGAACTCAGACATCTTTTTACCATCAACGTGATTGTACTGGTACATGTACTCATCTAAGTCAGCTAAAGGTGACAAAAGACCACTCACCCAAAACCCTGCTTCCCTACGGTCGGGGTGTTCAGCAAGCCACTTACCGTCTATCACGAAGATTTCTTTGTGACAATGGATACATGACCGCATCCATCGGCCATCCTTTTGGATAATACAACCACTTGTAAAAGTCTCTCCTAAGCAGGTATGCTTCCCGCAACCACCACATTTTATCTGCCATTTCCTCTGGTCGGATTCTTCGTATGCTCCGTCAATGCCATAACCCGGAAAAGTCGGCGAAGCGAAATTAACCTCTAAGCCGAACCTCGACCTCTTTAACCTCTGCTTGGACATATACACCATGTCCATATCCATTAAGTCTAATTCATCCCTCATTACCAAATCACAGGGAATAGACCTCAAATTGTCACTGTCTTTAGTAGATGAATTACCGACCTTTTTGGGTTGGGCTCCTACCATAACAATCGAACGACCGTTAATCTCACGGCACATCGTAGTATTGGTATCGCCCTTACTCATTATCCACGGGTTGTATTGGAAGATAGGGTCGAAAGAGACTTTAGACAACTTCTCTACCGCAGTAACAGTAGGCATCATATACATTATGTTCTGGTCGAAGAGTCGATACTTACAGGCGTGGACGGCCTTAACGAACATCGCAGTAGTAAGACACATCTGCGAACCCTTTTTGCAGTTGCTAATCTTCTTATCGCAAGCGACAATATCAAAGAGATACTCCATACCCTTTAAGTCAAAGGTTATTCCTACTCTTAGGCTCAACCTTTTCTTATGCGCCCAAACCAAAGGGTCATTGAGGAGCATTGATTCTTCTATGTTCATGCCTTACCTAACAAAAGCCATTCGAAAGCATCGGTAACAGCCGCAGCGTCAAAAGTTACACCCAGATTACCAGACGGATTTATCGGGACATAACACGGCTCGCCCACGTTTAGGGTTATGTGCGCAGCAGCGGCTCCGAAAGTAGTCGTTCCAGCGGTATCGACTTGAATGAAAACCGTTCCCACCTTACATCGTACATAAAGGCCGTACATCTTCGTCAAGGCTATCTGTGGAGCCAGAGTGCTTAACTGCAAGGCTGTAGTAGTAGCTGTCGATACAATCACATAGCCGTTAGCAGTCTCGACCGGTACTGTCATTGTTACGGCATCGAAGTCGGGATTCATTTCAATATCATCGCCGAGCCCGGTAACTTTTACGTTTATCTTTACTTGCGCTACGCCTGCCATTGTTTATTCCTAATAAAAAAAGCCCCACAACCTTTCGGTCGCAGGGCTTCGCTCTTTACGATTGTCCTAACTAAAAATAAGATTTAGTTTTTAGCTTGTTTTGCCGGTCAATGCCTTTCTGATATGAGGCTGTGTATTTTCGATATACTTTTTCATCTCCTTGTCACTGGCAATACTTGTCGCCATTCCAAAATCAATAGCCACCCGATGCGTTAAAGTCTGGCGATTCTTTGCTACAACCGACATCGTTTTAACCGCCACTTTAACTTTTTCGTCATCTGCCGCCAAAGTATCATCCAATGCTCCTTTAATCACATCTAAGGCCAAGCCTTCAACTTCTTCCAACTTCTTTGCTTTTGCTTCTGTCATTTGTAATGAAATCATTTTATGCTCCTATATTAAGGTTATCAGTTTGCTTTCAGTTCTAATCGTGTCAATTCCTTTCGATTCATGTCCCTTCTGCTCCAATCATTTCCCTTTGTTTTCAGTTCCAATTTAATCCGTTCTCGTCAAGTTGTCTCTAATCCACTCTTGTTGCTTTCAACTCTAATCTTTTCGCTTCGGTTCATTTCTCATCACTTCGTCTCGTTTCTGTTTGCTTTCCATTCCTTAACAACAAACCTGCCGAAAGTCGGCCCGTAAACTCCTAAGCCGCAACGCATACCGGCTACTTTGTAAAACTCTTTCACAATATCAGAAGGCACGCTATCATCAGTTACTTGAACCTCAAAACTAAGACTCCAAGGCGTATTTAATACAGGTCGCTCGGTAGTATCCCTACCGCCGGTCGAAGTGATAAAACTGCGAACATCCACATCGTCCCACGTTTTACGAACCTTTTTAAAATAAACCTTACCATTATCACCAACTACCCAAATACACGCCTTGGCAAAGTTCAGATACCTTGTACCTTTCTTGGACTCATACTCAGAACCATATATCTTTGCTGCACCCATTCGGTGCTTATTTCCAATCAACATCATCCGAAGATTGTCGGTCGGAATATAAACACCGCCTTTATCTAACCATAATTTCTGTTCAAGAGTCTGTTTCTTCTTCTTTTTTGTGTCGCCCGGTTTTGCAGGTAAAGGAAATCTGCAAAACATTATTGGAACTACTCCTTCGATTTTACATGTTGCGCTATAC